CTTTTCTACAAACTCGGGTGTTATATGTCTGTTGCGATTTACTTTGCCTTGGAAGAACAAGTGTACTTCAACTGGTACGTCACCATGTACTTCTAGTATAGCAGCCATTCTACTGCGTCCTTCGTGACCACGTACTTCTGGAATTTGGCTGTCATCTTCGTCTACAAATATTTGTAGGAACGGAGCCCCAATAGCACCACCGCCTTTTACATAATCAACAACTTTAGGTACAGGTGGTTCACCGTTACGACTTGCTGCTAGATTAATGAATACACTTGGCTTCATTTTAACACGCAAACCTCTATAGTCTACTTCTTGATTCCAAGGCACAGCACCCCAACCGTCTCGGTTGTCTATTTCTACATTTTCTGAAACAACTTTTTTAAGAACTTTTGCTGTACGTTCAAATTTATGATCTTTGTATTTGAAACCAATGCCACCTGCATCTTCCCAAGCATTAATGTTAACACCGTAATCGTCAATTAGTATGTTAGGTGTACCGTCTACGTTTTTTGCATATGCAGGTTTATTATGTGTTATGTAAATGTTTTTTGGAGGAAAGAAACTTAAATTCTTTTTTATCCATTCTTTTTTATGCGGTTCTGACTTTGGATCATCTGCCAAAGGACTTGAGCATATGTTGTAACTGCCTTTTACTTTTTTAATCAAAGTAAGTAACTGTCTTGCTTGTGGAAGCATTGGCAAATTTAGCCAAAATTCTTCAGTGTCTCTAATTTTTTGTAGTGCATCATCAATGTCATGTTTTTTGTTAATTTGACTAAAGTGATTTACATCCATTAGTCTTGCCCATTCTCCAAAAAAATCTGCTAATACACCGTCCATATCTACATAAATTTCTGTACTTGGAGATAACTCGCCTAATGCTTCTTTTAATTTTTTATAATTTTGTAATTCTTTAAACAGCATTAATATCTCCTTCTAAAGTATGTCCGCCTTCAATAACAGCCCATTCATATGCCGTGTATCTTTTTTGCTCAGTTTGTAGCACATCTTTTGCTGTACGTATTGCTCTAGTACCTTGCGGATGATTAGGATTAATACTTACAATTTCACCATTCATTAATTCGCTTATGTTTGCTGCTTTACCTACACGATCCAATACTTGGTGCAGTTTGTCCATTGGATCATAGTTTCCACTTTCGTAACCTTTTTTGCCACGTACTTCCACACGATGTTTTTCTTTAGTGTCTTGAATGTGTAGTACATCAATATTCTTATCACGTTCTAAACGCAGTTTAATGCCTTCTGTCAATCCTAAGTTAAAAAGCACATTAGTACTGTTGCCTTTAACTTTTTTACTTAGTGTTGGAGGACGTCCATCTTTGTCAACTTTATTACCAAACTTAGCGGCTTGTTTAGGTATTTCGCCTACACCAACATCGGGCGTTGTGTTTACACCTTTAACAATTCTACCTACACCTTCATCTAAATGTTCAATCCTCAACTGGTTTCTCCCCTGTCAAGTGCGGTTGACTAAACCAAAGTTTGAACCATTCTTCTGTGCCTGGTTGTATTTTTTTCTTACGTTGTATTTTAGCTTTTTCGGTACCTGTAATACTGATATTTTCAGGCACATACGGTGTATAGCCTGTGAACTTATTGCGTATGCCTGCAAGATGTTGTAATTCTGCTATATCCATTATATGTCAGCCTTTTCAATAGCTCTTATCTTCTAGTTCGTCTTGTATAAGTTCTTTTACAATTGTAGTTATATCTTGTTTGTTTAACAATTCTTTAGGTGCAAAAGGCAATTGAAATTTAGAACAATAATTTTTTAAACCGTTAGATACCATGTCTGATATAACTTGTTCATTTTTATTTTTTTTATATTCGTCAAATGCCGGAAAGAAGCTCTTTCTATAAAACATAGGATCGTTACGCATATAAATTTTTAAATCTTCTCTTACATCATAATCTGGTTTTGGATATATTTCTTGAGGAATATCCATATCGTGGAATTCATTAATTTTTACCATTTTTTACAACTCCAATATCTTGCCTTACATTTTGGTCCTGGGTTGTCACAGTTGTGTCTAGCACGGAAACTGCGTCTGCGCTCCGGACTATCAGCTTTAATTTCCATATTAGGATCACCAAAACTGATTTTCTTTACTTTACCGCCACAATTAACATATACATAAAACTTTTTACTACCGCCTCTTACAGGCTTGTTTAGTGTAACTTTACGTCCTTGGTATTCAGCTTCAAATACACTGCCATCTGTAGGAAAGCCTAAGTAACCAAAGTATTCGTGAAAGTCTTGATTATCTTCTAAAGTAATTTCATTTACATTGTCAAAATCTTCTGTTGCGTTTAATTCAAAATCATTTAATCCTAATTCAAAAAGTTTCATAGCTACTCCTTTTATGTCTTCTTCTGTAAGTGCAAACGGAGTATCTATAATTACAGTGTAATCGTTGTTATCTTTTTCAAAGAAGTACTCATTGGTGTTTTCAGACAACAATGTATTTGCAGAAGTAACTGTTTCTGCTACAAGTTGGTGATCAAAGTTTGCAAATGTAATACTTAAATAGTGCATAGTACTATTTATCTGTATAAACTAATTGCTCTATTCTTTGTATATTATCGCCAACAATCATTTGCGCCATTAAAAGCGCCTGTTCGTCTCTTGCAAAAAAGTAATAGCCTTTAACCCAGCCTTGATTCAAACATTCATTTTTTGCAACATCGCCAATTTTAGCCAAGTGTGGGTTATTGCTTATCCATTTGGCTAAAGCAGGATTACCATTCTTTTTCCCAAATGTGCATTTGTATTCGTATAATGGAACACTGTTGACTAATATAATATTTTTATTATTTAATAAGAAATTTATTTTGAGAGGATCAGGTTCCCAAAACTCTATAAATCTATTGCGTAATTTATTTGATAAATTAACTAAAAATTTTCTATTACTGCAATAAATTATAAGCCTATTGTGTTCACAGCGTATCATAAAGTCAAAGTTTCTATACTTTCTTAAATATCTGTAAATTGTAATAGCATCATAATAGTCTTCGTTGGAGATTGTATTAAAAAATCTTGTTCCCCAAGGTAAAGTTATAAAAGTTTTTTTTGCATCATGATACTGATTACATTCGTCTAACTTTTGTTTTGCATAGGACAGTGTTCCAGCTTTTTGAAATTCTGTTCTAAAAAAGCTGGAACAATCGCTCGGTATTAGCAGTTTAAAAAGATATTTATTGTAATGTAACTTTTTAGATTCATACAACTTCATTTTCTTCGACCACACAATCTAATTGTATTTCGTCATTTCTAAAATCAATAGTTACACTTCCACCATTTCGTAAATCACCAAATAAGATTTTTTTACTTAGAGGACGCTTGATCTGATTGTCAATTACACGCTGCAATGGTCTTGCACCCATTTTAGGATTAAACCCCTTTTCTACTAAAAAGTCAAGTGCTTCATCTGTAATGTCTATAGCAATGTCTTTGTCTTTAACCTGTTGTTTTAATTCTAGTAAAAACTTTCCTACAATCTTCATCATCACAGGTTTGTCTAATTTACCAAATGTAATAACACCGTCTAAACGATTGCGGAATTCTGGAGGAAAATACTTTTTGAAATCTGTATCTTCATAATCTTTGTCCATACTTTCTCCAAAACCAATTGCATTCTTTTCTGCTTCTTGTGCGCCCAAGTTGGTAGTTAAGATTAGTGTACAATTACGTGCATCAGCTTCTTTACCATTAGATCCAGTAACCTTACCGTTATCCATAATTTGCAACAAAATTGTGCTAACATCTGGGTGTGCTTTTTCAATTTCGTCAAGCAACAATACGCAATTTGGATTTTCTTGAAGTTTTGTAATAAGTTGGCCTGCATCTTCTTCAAAACCAACATATCCTGGAGGTGAGCCAATTAATTTGCTTACACTATGTTTCTCTTGGTATTCACTCATATCAAATCTCACAAGTTTTACACCTAATTGATCTGCTAATTGCTTTGATAATTCTGTTTTACCTACACCTGTTGGCCCCATAAACACAAACGATCCGATTGGTTTGTTTTCGCTTTTTAAGCCTGCTTGTGCAACTAGTATTTTGTCAACAATATCTTCAATAGCATTGTCTTGTCCGTATACAACTTTTTTCAAATTATCTTCCAAGTGTGCTAGGTTTTCACTTTCACGTTCCTTTACTTGTTCCTCCGGAAGGTTAATCATTTTTGCCAATTCAAATTGAATATTATCTTCTGTAACAACTTTATTTTCAAACTGATTGTTTACTTTAAATCTACTACACGCAACATCGATTAAGTCAATAGCTTTGTCTGGCAGTTTTTTATCTGTTTGATATTTAACACTTAATTTTACTGCTGCTTCAATTGCATCGTCTGTTATAGTGGTATCGTGGTAGCTTTCGTAGTACTGTTTAATACCATTTAGAATTTTTATTGTGTTTTCTTTTGATGGTTCGTCAATACTTACACGTTGGAACCTACGCATTAATGCACGATCTTTTTCAAAGAACTTGCGATATTCTTCCCAAGTTGTGCTTGCTACTACTTTGAGATTTCCTTTGGTAAGAGCTGGCTTCAACATATTTGCCATATCGTTGCTGCTATTTTGCCCACTTGCTCCGGCACCCGAAATCATATGTGCTTCGTCGATGAACATAATAGTTTTGCCTTTTTTCTGTAGTGCTTGCAATACCAACTTAAAACGTTCTTCAAAGTCGCCACGATATTTTGAACCTGCAAGCATACTTCCTATATCCAATGTATATACATTATATTCTTTTAGAAACTCGGGAACAGATCCGTGTACAATATTGTAAGCTAAACCTTCTGCAATTGCAGTTTTACCTACTCCAGGTTCGCCTACCATAAGAACGTTGCTTTTACTTCTCCGTCCTAGTGCCAGTGCAACCTGTTCTAGTTCTTCACTTCTACCAATAATAGGATCAACCTTGTTTGATTTTACTGCTGCATTCAAGTCAGTTGTAAATTCACGCAATGCTTTGTTTGCAATACCTATATTTTCGTTTGTATCAGTTTCTTCATGCCTACCAAACTCTGTACTGATATAGTCTTGAAAGTTTTGCTTTTGTACTCCGGCTTGTTGAGTAATAAAGTAAGCATAAGATTTTTTCTCACTTAGTATACTTAAAAACACATCAGAAATTTCTATAACATTTCTCATACTAAAAAGCACTTGTGTAAATGCACGATTAAGCACACGTTCTACAGTCTGCGTTTTTGTAGGTTTGTAATCGTCGTTATGCTCTGTTTTGATATTATCTAATTTAGTTTTTAAATAATTTTCTAAATTCTTTTTGATATAATCTGTATCTGTGCCAAAACCAGTTACTAGTTCATTGAACTGGCTTTCACATAACATAGCATATAGTAAATGCTCTAGTGTCACATATTCGTGACGTAGTTTTACAGCGTCTTTTACTACTTTATCAAATACAAGTTGTAGTTCTTTAGATGGTTCGACCATTTACTTTCCTTTTATATTTTTTCTGTCTTTTCTTTTCTGCCAAGTCTAGTTTAAGTTTTGATACTCTGTTAATAAACTGTATACCGTGAAGATGGTCATACTCGTGTAAGAAAACTCTTGCATCAATATCTTCGTATTTTGTTTCTACATGAATAATTTGTTTAAAGTCAGCAGTTAGTGTATCAAATTCTACCATACAACTGATAGGTCGTTTTACTTTTAAAAACAAGTCCGGATGGCTCAAACATCCTTCGATACCTTGTTCCATTTCTCTACTAAGTCCTTTAATAATTGGATTCATAACAACTGTAATATCTCCATACTGTTTGTTAAGTAACGCCTTCATTACAAAAATTTGTCCGTTAAATCCTACTTGATTAGCACTTAGACCCAAGCCGCTGTGTTTTTTTAGTAAATCTATCATTTCTAATGCCACAGGTGCCGGATGCATATTTTCTAGAGGAAAAGTATCAACAGCATTTTCTAACATTACATTAGGAGCGAGAATTAAGTTCATCATTGAATTTTCTTATCCTATCTATATCTTCATATCTATCTAATTTAGGTGTAATACCTTTAATTTCTACATACAGATTTCCTGTACGTTGCGTTTTATAATCTGTTATACCATATCCAGGAACACTTAACACCGTACCTGGATTTGTGCCTTTTGGAACTTTTAATTGTAGTGTTCCACCGCCTAATTTTTCTACCGTAACTTCTGTGCCTAACATTAGCTCTAATACATTTATACTACATTTTGTTCTCAAATGCAACCTATCTCTTATATAATTTGGATGTGATAATATAGATATTCTTGCTAATAAATTTCCTCTTGGCAAATTTGGATAAACGTTGTCACCTAACCCTCTTAGTTGAATAACAGTATTATTTTCAATGCCTGCTGGTATGTTTATTGTTGCAACAACTTCTTCTCCTGTTCTAAGATTATATCTTCCAATTATATTTGTACCATTTACTATATCTTCAAGTTTTACCTTTACATTGATTGTAATATCTGGATTTCGACGCATAGGTCTACCGTTATTGAAAAAACTGGAAAAAATATCATTCATGTTTCCAGTATTCATATTCATTTGTGGCTGAGGATTATCATACGCTGTTTTTTTGTTTGGATCTTTTAACGTATCATATGCTTCGTTTATTTCTTGAAATGTTTTTTGATTGCCACCACGGTCTGGATGATGTTGCATCGCCAGCTTTTTGTATGCTCTTTTGATTTCATCTGGCGATGCCGATTTATTTACGCCTAACCTTTTGTAATAGTCCATACTACTACTTATTTAGGCCCTACCGTTTTTTGTTTGAACTTGACTGAGTGTATGCTTGACCACCAAAGAACGCTGCTACAATAGCTGCAACTGAAACGAAGTATGTTGCTGCCATACTGCCTAATACATCTGCTGCTTGATCTAAAGTTAAGAACACTGCTAATACCACTGCAAAAGGATACAGTAACATTCCACCTAGTGCAAACCAAGCCATTTTACGCTGTGCATCACGCATAGCATCTTGGTCTTCTAGCATTTTGCGACGAAACTCTAGTTCCATTGCTTTTTCTTCAGCATCTACTTTACCGTCGCCATTTAAGTCTGCAGGATGATAGTTACTTACAGGTTGTGGCGCTGGTGCTGCTGCAACTGGTGCAGGTTTTGGTGCTGGTGCAGGTGTTGCCGCTGTCTTGGGTGCCGGTGCTGCTCCGCTGCTCTTTAGATCCTCAGGTTTTTTTCTTGGCATTTTTACCCTCCAATTTGTCTAGTCGTGCCTCAATTGAATCAATTTTTTTAGTAACTTTTGGATATCTCTTTCTCCAAGCATTTGGATCGTCTTGCAACCATTCCCATCCTAACTTGTCAACCAAGTAATCCAATAAGTTATCAAATTTTGACATTAAATATAATGCAGCTTTGGTATTTCTAAACCAAGCTAAAAAAGCTGCACCAAATACAGATCCAGCAATTGCTGTGTATATCCACAGTGTATCACCGAACATTCTATTAATTATTTCCCACATAATTTAGCCCTCAATTACTGTGGTATTTATCCATCTCCTTATACCAATTGCTCTACTAGGATCAAACAACTGATATGAAACTGTATTATCTTGATTGCCGCCTAGTATAACCCAATAAGACTTATCATTGTGTGACTGAGTTTCTACATAAAATCCAACATGACCTTGCCAACCTTGTGTGCCTCTAGGAAATACAACAACATCACCACGCTGTATTTCTGTTTTTTCTACACGGGTTCCCCAATAGAGAAAACTTCTTGCCATCAATGGAGGATAACGTGTTTGATCGTTTAGATTTGGTATACCGTCTATTTCCAGTATGGCATTTACAAAAGCAGCACACCATTCGGTACGTACTGGGTCAACACCTACAAATTCTTTTATTTCTTTTCGATTTTGTTTTTCTTCTAAACCTATGTAAGGCTGTGCAGTTATAACACTATCTTGTTCGATAGTAGGAGCACAAGACAACAAAAGTAAACATATAGCACTAATCTTGTACCACTGCATTATCCATTGCTTCCTCGGCTTGTTGGTAATAACCTTCATAGGCAGCAATGATTGCTTGTTGTTGCTGTACTAGAGCACGGATATCACTGAAGTTCAAACCCAAGTTTCCGTAGCCTTCTCCTGTAAGTGCATACAATGCAAATGCTTTGCCCTCTGATTGTAATTTTTCCATAACAGCATCAACATTGCCCTCGTTGATTACAATCCATTCTACTTTTCTCATATTGAGTTCATCTACCGGCGGTAGAGTTAATGTTGGTTTATCTATTGGTTTTGCGCTAACCTCAATCTGTTGGGGCTGGCTCGAGCAGGCCGCGAGACTTATAAGTATCGTAAAGCCAAGGACACTCTTTGTTAAAAGCGATGTCATTTTCTGCTGTCCTTTCTTTTTCTGTTAGTTCTGCCCCTGATAGTAGTTCGAAGCATCTACCTGCATTGTAAGTTCCTCTATTTACTGCACGTTCAATACCTTCTGCGTTTGCTATTGCTGCTGCTGTTAAATCTATTTCTTGCAGTTTATCAGCAAGTCTTTGATTTTGTCTACGTATTGCAGTGTACGCATCGTTCAAACTGGCTATCTCGTTTTGCGCACTTGCATAATCTGCTTGCAAACTTTCTAATGCTTCTTCGTTTGTTGCTACTGCTATTTCTAGTTTAGCATTATTTTCTTGTAGTATGGCCATACGAGCTTGTGTGTCATTGTAATACCAATAACCTATTCCGCCCATTGCAAGCATTATTAAAAACATTACTCCTGCAAGTTTCATGCCCATACCTAAACCACCTACCCTAACAACTTTCCCAGTGTATTTGGTCCTACAATACCATCTGCAACAAGGCCATTTGCTGCTTGCCATTCTTTAACTTGACGAGCAGTGCCTGGACCAAAGATACCATCTGCTGGCTCAATGCCCAATATCTCTTGTACTTCTTGTACTAGTGGACCACGTGAACCTTGACGAATAGTTTGATTTGTGTTTAACTCTTTTTCTTCTTCTGGTTCCATTTCCATATCGCCGCCTAATACATCTAATGCGTGTGCCCAATGCTTTTTGCGATCTTCTAAACCAATAGTACCACCATTGATGCGTTTGGTCATTTTTAGAATGTCCATATTATCACAATGCTTATTGATGTTGTTTTCGTCCCAGAACCAGCAAGCACTATCCAACGCACCTTTTTTGGTACGCACATAGTCCACTGCTTCTTCTACAGTCATATCTACATCTTCTGCGAACTCTGTGTAGTTGTAACGTCCAGTAAGCTGAATAAGGCCGCCTCCGCGGAAACGCCACCCATCACCGCTTTCTGTGTCTCCGTTGTCCATACGGTTTGCATAAATGACGTTAGCAATCTTTTCAGGCTGTCTATGATATTCATTTGCGTCTCTTCCTGCTCTTTTGAAATACTTTGGAAAGATTGTGTTCAGTGCTTTTGCACTATAGTTCAAGTTTTCACTTACAACACGGAAGCCACCTGACTCGTGTCCGCATTGTGCAATAAAGCCTGCTACTCTAGGTATTGTGTTGATGTCCCACAATGGAAGAATTTCAAGCATTGCTTCATACCATTCTTCCCAATCACTGCGGTGAATAAGTTCTTCAGCCATCCAAGGCTCAAAATCAAAATCAAAATCTTCTTTTGCCATGTTTAATCCTATTATCTTTGGACTACAAGCATATGACCTTTGTTTTCCAGTGTAAGTGTGTTAGAACCATACTTTGTAATATTGTAGTCTCCAAGGTATTTAGTTAAAAACAATATTTCAGCATAGTCATTTATATTAATTTTTTCATTAATATTTTCTAAAACTGAAATAGTTTCTCCAAAATCTTTAATTTTAAAAGCAATAGGATCGGCGTATGATTTTTTGATAATTAAATTTTCACCAATGAATGATATTTTACCAGCCACCGGTGCAAAAAAGTTTTCTGCATTTTCCATTACTGTTAAACTGTATGTTCTTGCATCAATAGGCACCATTTCTTGTAAGTTGTCCAATGTTGCATCTTGACTGCGGAAGTTTTTATGATATCTAAATTTAAAAGATTCTGTAGCAGACAACTTGCCAATGCCGTATAGCATTTCCATTATATTGTCATTTACAGAACGATTACGTTCCAATTCTACAAACACTTTGTATGTGCTATTATCAAGCTCGCTTACAGTTGCATCAGCGTCTAATACAAAGTCGTAGCCTTTTTCAATAAAATCAACTAGGTCATTTGCAGCGTTTTGCTCGCCAAGACTAAAACTTACAACTACAATATCTTCGTCATCTCCCATTTTACTTTTGAAATTATCAATTTCAAAAACAGGCTCTAGCAAATCTTTAAGATCACCGTTTGAAAGTCCCATTATATAGTGCCTCCTGTTGGTGCAATATCAGGTGCTGGTGTTGGTGCAGGTGAAATTGATTCTTCTTTTTCGTCGTTGTTGTATAAATCTTTATCACCACTGTATACATCTAAAATTAAACTTTTTGGCATTTTAATTTCTACAATCCATACCGGTAACTTATCAAGTTTGCCTTTTTTTGTACCAGGACGAATATCGTCGGGTTTTCGAATTTCTCTTGCTTTTATAATATGACTTTTTTCAAAACTAATTTTACAACCATAATCAAGTAAAATTTTTCCACCTGCTGGATCAGGCATATTTTTTCTTGGCCACATAAAACTACACTTTACCCAATGTCTACTGATATGAGGACCAGCGGCTAATTCGCCTTCTTCCCAGTTATCAAACACATAAATGCCCAAGTTATCAATAACTCTTTCAAAATCTTTCAAGACCTGAAATGCTTTATCGTTATCGTGAATATCTTGTAAATTTTTAATAACATCTAATGTATCTAAAATAGCCATAGTAGTCCTCGCTTTAGTATATTTATCTATATAAAAATTTATCCATTTAGAATTCAACACGCACTTAATGATTACACCTTTGGTGTAAATACATTTGCAGGGGGACCTGCAAGGGTCGTACCTGCTTCCATACAAAGGAGACATTATATGGGTGCAAAAGCTAAAGCCAAAAGGCAAGCAAGCAACAATGTTGTAAAATTTAATAACTTTCTTCCAAAAAAGAATAAAAATATCGATATCATCCCCCGTAATAGAAGTCAAGAAACATATGTATTATCACTGCTAAACCAAAGCAAGAGTATTGTATTTGGTATTGGTCCTGCTGGTACAGGAAAAACACTATTAGCCTGTCAGGCAGCAGTGAAAAGTTTTATTGAAAATGATATTGATAAAATTATCGTTACAAGACCTGCAGTGAGTGCTGATGAAGATTTAGGATTCTTACCAGGAACGCTAGAAGAAAAAATGGCATCGTGGACTAGACCAATATTTGATGTTTTTAGAGAATACTTTTATGCAGGCGAAATCGAAAGTATGATCAAAGAAGGTGTAATAGAAATTTCACCACTAGCATATATGCGTGGACGCACATTTAAAAACGCATATATTATTGCTGATGAAATGCAAAATGCTACACCGAATCAAATGAAGATGCTTCTGACTAGAATCGGTACAGATAGTAAAATGGTAGTTACAGGTGACCTTGCACAGGCAGATAGATTGAAAGATAACGGTCTTATAGACTTTGTTAATCAATTACAACAAAAAGACACAAAACATATAGATGTATGTACCTTTAAACAAGGCGATATTGAACGACATGAAGCTGTCAAAGAAGTATTGGAAATTTATGGAGATATAGGTTAAAAATTAGTTGCTATGTTTTTTGTAGCATAGCAACTATCGCTTCTTTTTCTGTGTATATTGTTTTATGCATTACCTTTGCATATTCTGGAGGCCAGTCATAGTAAGTGATATGTGCATAATAATATTGTAACCAAAGTATTTTATTTGTTTCACTTAACTTTGGTGTGTAAGCATATTTCCTAATCCATTTAGATTTATATGGAACTTCTGACACTTTTGAATACACTGTTATCTATAGGATGATCCCAACGTCCTTCATCCTGTTTTAGTAAATACATTAAGTACTCATTTTGAGTATAAATAAGTTTCCAACTTTTTTCTTTTATAGGTGGTCTACCCATTGCATCATAAAAGATTTCACCTACGTGATATTTTTTAAACCATATGCGGTTTTTACTGAAACTGCTACGCACTGGCCACCATGCGTAGCGTTCAGTCCATTCTATATCAATCTCAACCGTTGCTGGCATCTGTGAGTTCCGCTGCGAGAGGAAATATCTCTGCGATGACTTTAGCACACTCCCAAGCGATCTCCATGTGTTCTTTTTGTGTTCCATTTGCACCTCGCAACTCAATATAATGCACCCAACTACGTAGTGTACCATTCATATACAGTCTTGTTTTTGTAAGTCCTTCTGGCAATACTTTACGAGCAACTTCTTTAGCAATACCATTATTAACAGCCCAGTCATACGCTTTGCCTGCTGTATAGCAAACATCTTGCTGTAGTTCTTCCCATTTTGCAACAAGTTCTGCGTTGCCTTCTGCACCTAAATCTAGTTCGATACTGTTCTGTCTATTTTTTGTGTCTTGTAATCTCGCTTCACTGGTTACAAATACCTCACCCATTTCCCCAGGCTCTGCATAACGCTGTGAAAATTCTTGAAATGCAAAACTGCGATGACGTACAATTTGGTGTGCAATATCACGTGTGGTATCAATCTCCATACACACATTTACCATTTCCAGTGGGCTCCAGTGTGCGTGTTTAATCAAATATTTTACAAGTTTTTCACTTGTCTCTGAATTCATTTGATTTGCAGGATTACTAACCCTTGCACAAAACGCAACCAAATCCAACAAGTCGTCATTGTTGATACCTTCTTTTACAAATTCATCTGTTGCTTTTGTGTAACTTACTAATCGAACGGCCATCCCGCTAATTCTCCTTTGATGTTAGATAGTCTTTGACTTAAAAAATTTATTGTTGTGTGAATATGCCCAGTGTCACTAGGCTGTAGTAGTGTTTTGTAGTATGCTATCTCTTCTTCTAACACACTCACTCTTACAATATCATTTATCAGTTTTTTGTTATCAGTCTCCACGTCCTGGTGCCTCACTAAAATATTCCATTTTGCCTTCAACGCCGTGCCATTCTTCTGCATCTTCTGGAACATCTTCTGGCCGCATTTCGCTAATAACTGGCCATAAGTCTGCATATTTTTGGTTAAAAGTTACCCATTTATCTGTGCCTGGTGCTGTATCAGGTTGAATTGCATCAGCAGGACATTCTGGTTCACATACACCACAATCAATACATTCTACTGGATTAATAACCAGCATATTTTCGCCTTCATAAAAGCAATCCACAGGACATACTTCTACACAATCCATATGTTTACATTTAATACATTGATCATTTACAATATAAGTCATAATGCTCCTAGTCTAATAAGTGTTGCTGCTAAGTTGATTTCTGGATCTACAACCAATGTGTGATCAACCAATCCTTGCTTAATAATTAGTACTGCTTGATCTTGTTGTTCGTCTGATCCGAATAACTCAATGTTGTCATATAGCCAACGATAAATTTCTTCCATTTCTTCTGCTCGCACAGTACCACATAGTAGTTTACGTGCATCGTGGATCTTGCCTGCTTTAAACAGTTCAACCATATCCAATTTCCAGTCTGCTTCTCCACTATCGCCTTCTTGCGGACTAACAAGTTTCCCTTCAACTGAATTCATTTGTACCATGTTGATACACTTACGCAAGTCTGGATATGTTGCTTTCACATATGTGTCCAGTGTATCCAAGTCCGGAGTTACACCTTCTGTGATTAGTATCTCTGCAACACGAGCTGTGAATTCAGTTTGATCAATTTTAGCAATATGAAAGCCTTGACATCTACTGTGAATCGCTGGAATAATTCTGTTTGGATAATTACAAGTTAATATAAATCTTGCAGTGCTGTGATATTCTTCCATAACACCACGCAGTGCTGCCTGTGCGTTTGGCGACAAGTAATCAGCCTCGTCAAGCAACACAACCTTGAAGTCACCAAATGGAA